GGTTATGTAGTAGGTGCTATTGGTTCTACCAATTTTGGGCATTATCCTACTGGATCAAATGGAGGAGTTGATCCTAATTTTGATGTAATTTACGATGAATCTGGAGGAGTTATCGGCACAGCTGGTAAATTAATCAGTACACAAAATAAAAATATTTCGTATAAATATGGCGAAGATACCTATATTCAAGAAATTTCTGACTATATAGATAAGACATATGGTCAACATTACTCAAAAAATCAATTTCAAGCAACAGAGTTTATTATTGACTCTGGACATGGCACAGGATTTTGTATTGGTAATGTTTTGAAATATGCTCAGCGTTACGGTAGAAAAGGCACCCGTGATGAATGGCGAAAAGACCTAATGAAAGTGATTCACTACGCAATGATGCAATTACATGTCCATGATAATGAAGGAAGTAAATAATGGAAATTAATATTAATATTGAAGATCTAAGAAAGCGTAAGCTTTTTGTTGCTACACCAATGTATGGTGGTATGTGTGCAGGTATGTTTGCACGGTCAGTTGCTGACCTCTCTGCAATTTGTACACAATATGGAATTCCGCTTCAGTTTTATTTCTTGTTCAACGAGTCTTTGATTACTCGCGCAAGAAATTACTGCGTTGATGAATTCATTCGGTCAGGCGCTGATCATCTTATGTTCATTGACTCTGATATTGGATTCAATCCTCAGGATGTTATTGCATTGATGGCTCTTCAAGCTCAAGATGAAAAGTATGATATCATCGGTGGTCCATATCCTAAGAAGTGCATCAGCTGGGAAAAGATTAAATTGGCAGTTGATAAGGGTATCGCTGACGAAGATCCAAATGTTCTCGAGAAGTTCGTTGGTGATTATGTCTTCAATCCAAAGGGTGGCCAGCAGTCTATCTCTATCGCTGATCCATGCGAAGTTCTTGAAATTGGTACTGGCTTCATGATGATCTCGAAGCAAGCTATGTCTAAGTTCTGTGATTTCTATCCTCAGTATATGTACAAGCCTGATCACGTTCGTACTGAACACTTCGATGGCACTCGTAAGATCATGATGGCTTTCCAAGCTGAAGTCGATCCTAAGTCTGAGCGTTATCTTTCAGAAGATTATTGGTTCTGTCAGAAGGCTCAGGAAGCTGGTCTTAAGACTTGGTTCTGCCCATGGATGAAGATGCAACATGTTGGCACTTATATCTTTGGTGGTTCGCTCGCCGACCTCGCATCGATCGGTGCATCTGCTACTGCTGACCCAAGTGCGCTTGGTGGTAAAGCAAAGAAACTTTGAAACAAGGAGATATATTATGAAGATTGATACAAATACAATTAGCGTTCTAAAAAACTTTGCCAAGATTAACCCTTCCATTATTGTACAGGAAGGGAACGTCTTGAAGACTATGTCAACAAACAAGACAATTTTGGCAAAGGCAAATGTCAATACAAATTTCGGTAAGCGATTTGCGATTTATAATCTAGATCGTTTTCTTTCCACCATTAGTTTGTTCAATAATCCTGAACTAAACTTCGGTGAGAAGTCTGTTGAAATTTCAGATGAAACTAAGAAGATTAATTATACCTATGCTGATGAATCTACCATCGCAAAGGCTCCAGAAAAAGAAATTAATCTTCCATCTGTTGACGTAATCTTTAAGCTTACTAATGATAACTTGAAGGATGTTGAAAAGGCAGCTGGTGTTCTTCAGCTTCCAGAAATTCTTGTTTCTGGCGATGGAGTAAATGTATATCTACAGGCTGCTGATTCAAAGAATCCTTCAGGTGATGTTTATTCGGTTGCTATTGGTACAACTGATAAGACATTTAAGGCTATCTTTAAGCATGAAAATATTCGTATCATCCCAGGTGATTATGAAGTAAGTATTTCATCTAAGGGCATCTCTAACTTCAAGGGTGCTGAAGCTGAATACTGGATTGCAGTTGAGCAGTCATCAACTTTCTAAGTTGACTTTTTTGACTGGGGAGAGTATAATAGCTCTCCCCTTTTTATATTATGGAGTATATTATGAACGAAGAATTTCTTTGGGTCGAGAAGTATCGTCCAAAAACTATTGAAGACACTATTCTTCCTGTACAACTAAAAGCAGTGTTTCAACAATTTGTTGAACAACAAAATATCCCTAATCTTATCCTATCAGGTTCAGCAGGTGTTGGTAAAACAACAGTGGCTCGTGCTATGCTTGAACAATTGGGGTGTGATTATATCGTAATCAACGGGAGTATGAATGGCAACATCGATACGCTTCGCAATGAGATCCTCAACTTCGCCTCTTCGGTCTCCCTCAGCGGAGGAAGAAAATACGTTATCCTTGACGAGGCTGACTATCTTAACGCAAACTCCACACAGCCAGCCCTCCGTAACTTCATGGAGGAGTTCTCGCGGAATTGTGGGTTCATTCTCACATGTAACTTTAAGAACAGAATCATCGAGCCACTTCATTCTCGGTGTTCAGTAATTGACTTCAAAATCAGCAAGTCTGATATGGCTAAGTTAGCTGGACAATTCTTCAAACGTGTTCAGATGATTTTGGATAATGAAAAGATTACCTTTGATACAACTGTTGTTGCAGAAGTAATTAAGAAACACTTCCCTGATTGGAGACGTGTTCTTAATGAGCTTCAACGATATTCAGCAACAGGTAGTATTGATTCTGGTATTCTTGCCAATCTTCAGCAAGTGTCTCTAAATGAATTAGTTTCATTGTTGAAAGATAAAAACTTCAGCGGCATCCGTAAGTGGGTCGCCGAGAATCTTGACAATGATCAAAATACTATATTTCGGAAGCTCTACGACCATTGTTCTGAATTTCTTGTTAAATCAAGTGTACCCGCTCTTGTTCTTCTTCTTGGTAGGTATCAATACCAAGCAGCTTTCTCGGCCGATTCCGAGATTAATCTTATGGCTTGTTTAACAGAGATGATGATGGAATTGGAGTTCGTATAATGAACCCATTTGATTTTGTCAATTCTATTCTTAAAACAAAAAAAGATATAATGATAGATGCCGCTTCTGAGAAGGGGTATTCTTCATTCCTTTGTAATAGAGCGTTATCCTATCACTCAGATGCTATTCTATATGCTAACGAGATGAATATCAACCATCATCTTGATTCAAAACTTCAATTCCATTATTTAATAAATACAATACGTCCAGCTAGCAGACCTTCTGTTAAGTGGGCGAAGCGTAAAGAAAATGATGCGATTGATGCTATACAGAAATACTATGGCTATAATTATGAAAAAGCCAAAGTAGCACTGTCCATCCTTTCTAAAGAACAAATAAAAATAATTAAGAACAAGTTTGAAAAGGGTGGAACATAAATGAATAACTTATTGGATTCTTTAATTGAGGTGAGAATAGCAGAGGAAGAAGATTTCTTAAAAATTAAGGAAACTCTAACAAGAATTGGTGTAGCCTCTAGGAAAGAGAAGAAACTATATCAATCATGCCATATCTTCCACAAACAAGGTAAATATTACATAGTGCACTTTAAGGAGATGTTTGCTATTGATGGCAAACCTTTTAATTTCTCTGATGAGGATAAAGGTCGCCGTAATAAAATAGCAGAGCTGCTTCAAGATTGGGGTCTTTTAAAAGTCGTAGAATCGGATATAATCAAAGAACCACTTGCTTCCATGAGCCAGATTAAAATTATTAATCATAAAGAAAAGCACGAATGGACTCTTGAAGCCAAGTATAACATGGGGCGTAAAAAGAAATGAAAACCTGCCAGGAAATAGAAGTTGCTATAAACGAAGTTAAGAAAAGGTTTAAAAAGAAAAAACCTATTGCTAAAACAAATTGTAAAACAACTAATCCAGGCACTCGATGTAAAGAATGTAATTGTTGGAAAATGACTAGGGAGTACTGTTCGTAATGAATTTGCCATGGAAGATTGTGAAGAAAACTTATACACCAGCCGACAAAAAAATAGAAGAAATAATTAATTTACTTTTCCCACCTCTTATCTTAGAACAAGAAATAGATAAAGATGGTGGGGTGACTAAGTTCCATATAGATTACTCAGCTGATTCGAATTTAGATTCAGTACTGAGTGATCTAGAAGATGGTCATAACGACAAAGCATGTCATGATACTCTTAAAGATATTTCTAATAGATTATTTAAATTGCGTAAGATGTTAGAAGCCTATAGAGAATTAGATAAAGACGCAAGATATATAATCGTTGAAAACTTTAATAGTAATAATGAGGAAATAGGTTATGACGAAGGACAATATTGATTTAGAATTGGATAATCTTTTCAATGCCATTGAAAAAATGATCGACATTCAAGATGTTATCTCATATGAAGAACAGCATGAAAATCGCGCTGCTGCTTATGACATAAAAGTAAAACATCATACTCCTGCTAAAAAAGAAGCCCAACAGGCATTCCAATCTGCAGTAAAAGAGATCGTCAGAAAGATGTTTAAAAACAGGACACCCTACCATCTATAATAGGTGTTGACTTTTTCTCCAAATAGGGTATAATGGTAATACCATTGGAGAAAATGAAATGACGATGCACCTTCTTCCTGCCTTCGTTACTACGACGAGGACTCCCCGTAAAGCTAAGAGTAAGACTGATACATCCAAGCATGACGCATGGTTGATGAAGCACGGCGTTCATCCTACTCAAATTAAGCGAAAGAAAAGTGTTGACTTAAATTGGGTTTCAAGGTATAATGATACTATGGTTGTTGATCGATCCGATTATGTAAGTCTAGGGATTAACGGTAATTGTCCGAAAGCCCCTGAGAAAGTATATACTGGCGGTAATCTCGTTGGTATTGCTACGATGCATAAGTCGAATATGGTTCCAATCTTTGCTGAGTCTATTCAAGATGCTCAGGATATCGCTAGAATGAGGAGAGGTTGATGCAAATTAAAGATAAGCTAGTCAAGGTGAACGATAATTTCAGTGTTCTAATGTATGATAACGGTTTCATGATTGAGATCGCTGGACGTGATCGCAATGATAATTGGGCGACCGCAAAAATTATGGCACATGATATTGAAGAACTGATTGTTCTTATTAAAGAAGCAATAACCATTACGAGAGATTAAAATGGATAACGTACAGATTCAACTCCAAGACCAAACTGGTAACTGGCGTACTTATCAAGTTACATTGAATCACTCGCAATATATTATTTCTGGGATGCGTAGTCTTGCATCTCAATTCCCTAATCAACGTGTAAGAGCGGTTGATATGAACGGACGATTACTTGACATTCTTTGAAAAAAAGTGTTGACTTTTGTCTTTTTCTATAGTAAGATTACTAAATAATGTGAATGGAGAAACTAATGACGACTAATCTACAAAAGGTGTACGAAGCTCTTGTTGTAAACGGTGAAGAACTCACCGCAAAGCAGATCTCTGCACGTTATAATATCGCTAACCCACATGATGCTGTTTATCAGCTTCGTATGAAGGGCTATTCGATTTATAAGAATGAACATACGAATTCAAAGGGACACGTTACTAACAAGTATCGTTTTGGAACACCGTCCCGCAATGTTATCGCTGCAGGCTACAAAGCACTCGCAGCGGGTCTCGTCTAAAGAATCCCAAAATTTGGGTCTTTGAGGCGGGATGAAAATCCCGCCTTTTTTATTGTTGAAAATAGTTGTTGACTTATTTTCAATTTACGGTATAATGATACTTGTGATGCTGTTTGACATTGTTAGAGAGAAAAGATAACTTCGGTTATCTCTTCATAGATACTACACGGGGTACCGCCTATGGACGCATAGGCTAATGAGCGATTGGGCCATCATGCCGCTCTAAGACAACCTGACCAATGGCTAATGACGGCTGCAACCGACTCAGAAATTTGGTTTTATGTAGTATCTTTGAAGAGATAAAAGAGTTTTGGAAGGTACTGGCTAGGCGCTGGTATCTGTATTCCCTGGCAGGAGTACGAACGAGGGATGCCAGTCTTTCTAGTAGCCAAATAACTAATTGTAGCAGTATGGCACTGCTTGTGAAGCACCTACGGAGATGGTAGGAGAGCAGATGAGCAATCATCTAACAAAACAAATGCCAATCGATTTGCGGTCTTAGTGTTGAGGGTCAGCACATGAGTTTGTGGCACTCAAAGAACTGGTTCGATCCCAGTAGACCGTACCAAAGAATTGCAGGGGATGGATACCTGTAAATCACCGATGACAAGAGTTGTGTATTGATTATCGGGTATAGTCGCAGCCACTGGGGTCTGCTTGACACAAACGTCTTATCCAATTAAATCTACTC